CGACCAGTGGTCGCGCGACTTCTACACGATCGACCCCAAGCGCTACGACCGGCTCATCCCGGCCCTGACGACCGTGGCGAACAGCGAGCTGTCCCAGCTCAAGAGTCGCTCGGACCTAAGGGTCCTCAAGCAGTACCTGAGCTATCGCCAGGCGGTGAACCAGCTCCTCGCGCAGCGTGGCGACGCGGGCGGCGCGAGGAGCCTGGGCGCCAAGGCCAACGCCGACCTGGCGTCGGTGTGGAACCGCGTCGTGGACTCCCTGGTGGAGTCCGACACGAGCTTCGGCGACCTGTACCACCGGTACCTCTCCCGGGACATGGGCGTGCAGACACAGGAAGAGGAGGCGCAGTAGTGGCCATCACCGCCGGCGACAAGGGCAAGGCCGCCACAGGCGGCGTGGACCCCAGCATCCTGGCCGCCCTCAACGCCATGACCGCAGGCTCGGGCGGCACGGGCAGCGGCAAGGTCTACATGGGCTCACAGAAGAGCATGGTGAGGACCCGGCCGGGAGCCCCTGAGAAGGGCTTCCGCACGCAGGACATCTGGACCTCCGAGACCGAGGCGACCCAGGACTTCTACAGCTGGAACCCCAAGCGTCAGTCCGACTTCGTGGCCCAGGGGATCCTCGGCGGCATGCTCAAACTGGGAGACGGCCCCCTGGAGGGGGCGACGCTCTGGAAGAAGTTGGTGAAGGAGGCGGCCCAGTACGGCGCCGTGGGCGCGAAGGTCACGCCCTTCGACCTGATGGCGTCCTACGTGCAGTCCTCCGGCGGAGCCAACGCCTGGCGATCGGCGGGTGTCTGGCAGATCAATACCCAGACCGGCGAGCGCAAGTACGTCGGCCCCGGCACGTACCTGGGCAACGGCAAGTCCCAGCAGGTCGACACCCGCGTGGACCTCACCGACCCGGACACGGCTCGTGCCATCTCCACGAAGCTCTTCCAGGACTTGATGGGCCGCGACCCCGGAGAGGGCGAGCTGAGCGCCTTCGCGAACGCCCTGCACTCTGCGGAGCAGAACAGCCCGGTCGTCTCCTCGACGACCACGCAGTACGACATGGACACGGGTCAGCCCATCACCTCGAACACCTCCCAGTCCGGCGGCGTCACCGCGGACGGCAAGGCGTACATCCAGGAGCAGCAGGTGAAGAAGAAGAAGGAGTACGGGGCCTACCAGGCCGCGACCACGTACCAGAACGCCCTGGAGTCCCTCGTCTACGGGTCCCCGGCGTAGCCCATGGCTACGGTGCGGGGCGAAGACCTCGTCAACTACGCGAAGACCGCCCTGGGCGTGGACTACGTCTGGGGCGGAAACTCCATGACCAACGGCGTGGACTGCTCGGGCCTGGTCCAGCAGGTGTACGCCAAGTACGGCATCAGCCTGCCGCGGACCACGTACAACCAGATCAACGTCGGGGCCTCGGTGGGCCCCGACAAGCTCCGTCCGGGCGACCTCGTCTTCTTCGACACCGACCGCAACCGCAGCGGCCCGGACCACGTCGGCATCTACATCGGCGGGGGCAAGTTCATCCATGCCCCGCGGCCCGGGGCCACGGTCAAGATCTCCTCGCTGGCCGAGGGGTACTACATGGACCGCTGGATGGGAGGGCGCCGGATCTCCGGCGTCAGCGCCGACGCCACGTCGGGCGGAGGCATGGCCGAAGAGGTCGCTCCGCGGCTCGACGCCAACGAGCTGGCCGAGACGTACGGGATGTCGTACTCGTTCTTCAAGTCCCAGCCGGAGCTGATGAAGCTCCTCAACGGGGCCGTGGCCGGCCAGTGGACCGCGGACAAGTTCCAGGCCGAGGTGAAGAACACCTCGTGGTGGAAGAAGAACTCGGAGACCATCCGCCAGGCCCAGATGCTCCAGAAGACCGACCCGGCGACGTACAAGGCGACCATGGAGGCCGCCCGTGTGGCGGGCCGGCAGATGGCCGTCAAGGTCGGCGCGATCCTCACCGACAAGCAAGCTGAGCAGCTCGCCAAGAACATGGTCTGGTTCGGGTGGCAGGACGCCCAGGTCCAGAACTTCCTGGGCCAGTACGTCAAGTTCACGGGCTCGCAGGTGCTGGGCGGCGTGGCCGGCCAGGCGGCCAAGGCCATCAAGGCGGAGGCCTACAAGAACGGCGTAGCCGTCACGGAGCAGAGCGTCCTGAACAACGCGCAGTACCTGGTCCGCGGGCTGACGAGCATGGAGAAGATCCAGAACTCGATCCGCGAGCAGGCCATGGGTCTGTATCCGGCGTTCGCCGACCAGATCAAGGCCGGGGCCTCGGTCCAGGACCTTGCGGCGCCGTACGTCCAGGTCGTCGCCCAGGAGCTGGGCGTACCCGAGACGGACGTGGACGTTTTCTCGCCCAAGGTGAAGGCGGCTCTGAGCCGCCAGAACGCCGCTGGACAGCCCGAGGCCATGGGCCTGAACGACTTCACGCAGCTCGTGCGCAACGACCCCGCCTGGCGCAAGCAGCCGGGCGTGGCGGACAAGGCGCTCGGCATCGGCCGCCAGGTGCTGGCAGACATGGGCTTGGGGTTCTAAATGGCGACGACACTGGACCAGCTGCTCTACGGCATCCGCCAGGTCGAGTCCGGCGGCAACTACAGCGTGGTCAACTCGATCGGCGCCGTCGGAGCCTACCAGGTAATGAAAGCCAACATCCCGAGCTGGACCAAGAAGGCCCTCGGGTACAGCATGACCTGGCAGCAGTTCCGCGCCTCGCGCTCCGCGCAGGACACGGTGGCCCGGGTCATCCTGGGCGGCTACTACAAGAAGTACGGCGCCGCGGGCGCGGCCAGCATGTGGTTCTCGGGGCAGCCGAACCCGAACAGCGGGGCCAGCGACGGTGGCAACACCGTCCGCCAGTACGTGAACAAGGTCCTGTCCGCCTCCGGGGGCGGGTCCGTCGCCTCCGGGGGGACCTCGTACTCCTCGGGTACCGCGCCGGTCGCGGCCAAGCTGGACCCGAACGAGCTGGCCGAGTCCTACGGCCTGTCGTCCGCCCTGATCAACTCCAGCAAGGAGCTGAAGAAGCTCTTCGGCCAGGCCGTCAGCGGCTCCTGGAGCGCCGCGCGCTTCCAGGCGGCCCTGAAGAACTCCAACTGGTGGAAGACGCAGAGCGACACCCTGCGCAAGTACATCACCAGCAAGACCACCGACCCCGCGACGTGGACACAGCAGTCCGCCACGGCGAACTGGAAGCTGAACGCCCTGGCGGTCCAGGTCGGTCTGGGCAATCAGATCATCAACGGCAAGCCGACGGCGCTGCTCAAGGCAGCGGCGTACAACTCGCTCGCCCTCGGGTGGAGCGACGCCCGGGTCAAGGACTGGTTCGGGACCAAGGTCGGCATCCATGGCGGAGGGATGTGGGGCGAGGCGGGAGACGCCTGGGACAAGCTCCACGAGACCTCGTACCTGAACGGCATGGGCTACTCCACGCAGTGGTACAAGAACGCGGCCACAGCGGTGGCCAGCGGCCGGCAGGCCCTGACCACGTATCAGGATCAGATCCGCCAGCAGGCGGCAGCGAAGTACAGCGCCTATGCGGGCCAGATCAGGGCGGGCCAGAACGCCATCGATCTGGCAGCCCCGTACATCAAGTCCCTGTCGACGCTCCTGGAGCTGCCCGAGACGGACGTGGACCTCTACAACACCCACATCGCCAAGGCGATGAGCGCCAAGGGCGGCACCGACGGGGGCCAGATGCCGCTGTGGCAGTTCGAGAACGAGATCAGGGACGACCCGCTCTGGCGCAAGACGAACAACGCCAGGGAGAGCATGATGACGGTCGCTCATCAGGTCGCGAAGGATTTCGGCCTTGTGTACTAGGAGCTTCAGATGACGACGCCGCAGAACGTCCCGGACGACTTCCAGGACACCATCGACCTGCCCTCCGCACATGGTGCGGACCCGGCCGCCTCTGCGGCGGCCTACAAGCGCTACCAGGCCGAGCGCGCCAAGGGCAAGGCGATCACGCCCAAGGTCGAAGCGAACGAGAAGGCCATCGCGTCGCTTCTGAAGAAGCGCGCGGCCAAGGGCATCAGCCCGGCGCAGTCGGCGAAGCTGGGCAAGCAGCTCGACGCGCTGCGGGCGCAGAACACGGCCTACCGCAAGCAGCAGGCCACCTCCACGACCCAGCAGGGCGTCCTCCAGAACAAGTACTACGAGGTATCGGGGCAGTACGACAAGCTCCTCCAGGGCGGGAACCGGGACGCCTTCCTGGCCCTGAAGAGCATCTTCGCCCAGTACGGCCTGGACTCCCTGGCGGGGAAGATCTACGACTACGTCAAGCAGGGCTACGGGGCCGACACCATCGGCCTGCTGCTCCAGGACACGCCCGAGTACAAGACGCGCTTCGCGGGCAACACGGCCCGCGCGAAGGCGGGCCTGCCCGTGCTGAACCCCGCGGACTACCTGGCGACCGAGTCCGCGTACCGGCAGATCCTCAGCTCTGCCGGCCTGCCTAAGGGCTTCTACGACAACCCGGCCGACTTCACGAAGTGGATCGCCGACGACGTCTCTCCGACCGAGATCAAGTCCCGCGTGGACTTGGCCACGGCGGCCACGAGCCAGGCCAACTCGGAGTACAAGAACGCCCTGTTCCAGATGTACGGGATCAACGAGTCCGACCTGACGGCGTACTTCCTGGACCGCAAGAAGGCGGAGCCGATCCTGAAGAAGCAGGCCGCGGCCGGAGCCATCGGCGCCGCCGCTCTGCGTCGCGGGTTCGGGACGAACCTCCTGGACATGGAGGGCTACGCCACGCTCGGGATCACGGGCGATCAGGCCGAGCAGGCCTACGCGCAGATCGCCGACGGTTTCGAGTCGATGCTGAACATCGCGGGCCGCTACGGCTCCTCCTGGAGCCAGCGTGAGGCGGAGCAGGAGGTCTTCACTCCAGGAGCTGCCGCCTCTGTCGGCAGCGAGGCCGCCAGCGAGAAGGGCAAGCGCCTCAAGTCCCAGGAGCGCGCCCTGTTCGCCGCAGGCAAGGGAAGCTCGATCCAGGGCCTCAACGCGGGCTATTCTCAGACGTAAGAAGCAGCCGCACACTGTCGGCTCGCCAAAGCCCCGGACCTCAACGCTCCGGGGCTTTGTGCTGCCCGTCCGACCTTTAACTACCGGTGCTAGTTAAAAAGTGCTAGCCGGGCTTACAGTCCTGCGCTGACGGACCGACCGGCCCCGTCTCCATCAAGGCCGGTAGCGGAGCACGAAGCCCTCCCCCGGGGGTGGAGTAGGCCGCGACCTCTGAACGGGAGTGCGCAGTGAGCGGTGAATACAGCTTCGACGGCTTCGAGACCGACGACCAGTCGGGCCTGGGCGAGACGAACAGTCAGACCGAGCAGGGACCCAAGTGGTTCCGCGAGGGACTGGCCAAGCTCTCGGGACAGGTGAACGAGCTGAAGGCGGAGAACGACCGCCTGAAGGCTCAGCAGACCCGTAGCGAGCTGGAATCCACGCTCAAGGCGAAGGGCTACGCCCCGCAGGCCGCAGGCCTGTACCAGGGCACGCCCGACAAGCTGGACGAGTGGCTGACCGCCAACGGCGGCGCTCTGGCCAAGCTGCCCGAGGGGCAGCAGCAGGGCGAGACGGTGACCCAACAGGGTCCCCCGGCTTCCACGGTTCCGGCTGACGGTCAGGAGCAGATGCAGCGCATGCAGGAGCAGGGCACGCAGGGCGTGGCCCCTCCTCAGGGCACCGAGAACGAGATCGCTGCGGCCCTCAAGGCCGCGCAGACTCCCGAGGACTTCGCCAAGCTGATGCAGTCGCACGGAAGCCCGTTCGACTGGAACTCCTGACCTCTCCCGTCCCTACGGCATCCCCATAACGGGGGGTGAGAGGCCATGGCTAACGCATATACCGACACTTCAGCGATGTCGAACGCGGTCCAGACCGCCTACGACAAAACGTTCGAGTTCGCGCTTCGCTCCCAGCCCATGTTCCGCGCGGTCGCCGACAAGCGGCCCGTGAACACGACCGCCCCCGGCGGCTCGATCGTGCTGGAGCGCTACCAGGACCTGGCGACCGCCACCACGGCGCTAACCGAGACCACCGACCCCGACTCGGTGGCGATGGGCAACCCGTCCACGGTCACGATCACGCTCAACGAGTACGGCAACCCGGTCCTCCGGACCCGGAAGCTGTTCCTCTACAGCCTGACCGACGTGGACCCGGCCATCGCCAACATCGTGGCGTTCAACGCGGCCGACTCGGTGGACACCATCGTGCAGACCGAGCTCCGCTCGGGCACGAACGTGATCCAGCGCAAGGCCGGCACGGTCTCCTACGTGAGCACCGGCACGGTCTCGACTCCGGTCGGCACGACCATGGCGGCGACGGACATCTTCAACTCCGCCATCGCCCGTCTGGCGACGGCGAAGCTGCGCACGAACAAGGCGGTCCCCCGCAAGGGCTCGCTCTACTGGTGCGCGATCCACCCCGAGGTCTCCCACGACCTGCGCGCCGAGACCGGCGCCGCGGCCTGGCGGGACCCGCACAACTACTCGGCCGCCGGCAACATCTGGGCGGGCGAGATCGGGGCCTACGAGGGCGCGTTCTACATCGAGTCCCCGCGCTGCTACAACGCCGTGGACGCCGGCACCGGCGACAACACCGTGCGGCGTTTCCGCACCTACTACGCGGGCCAGCAGGCCCTCGCAGAGGCCGTCGCCGACGAATTCCATGTCGTCGCGGGCCCGATCGTCGACAAGCTCGCGCGGTTCCGTCCGCTCGGCTGGTACGGCGTGGCCGGCTGGAAGATCTACCGCAACGAGGCGCTGATCCGCGCCGAGACGTCCTCCAGCATCGACAGCTCCTGACATGTCGTCCTGGACGTTCCGGACCCCGTCGGTGGACGAGGGTCCGGCGTCCTGGGAGGACAGGCTGTTCCTGCGCGTCAAGCTCGCTCGCGGGATCTCAGTCCTCGAAGGGCCGCCCGGCACCTACCGGGCGGCCCGTTTCCCCACCCAGGACGAGATCGCAGCGTCCGCCCCTGGCTGCTACCAGGGCGGCCACGAGTACGTCGTGGACGACGCCACGAAGGCCGCGCTCATCGCGGCCGGCATAGGCGTCACCGAAGCCAACTTCACCCTGATCTCGTAGGAGTCCGCCATGGACAACGAGCAGTGCTGCCCGGTCGGTCCGGGCGGCAACATCACGATCATCAACCAGGACGAGCAGGCCATCCTCAACGCCTTCGTCGCGGCCGTCCCCATCCGGGACGCCGGAGCGGCCACCGAGGACGACTCGCACGTGGTCATGGGCTACCACGAGCCCGACGTTGCGGGGTCGTGATGTGCCGCTCGGGATGCCCGACCCAGGACCACGCCTCGTGGGGTGAGTGCGCGAGGGCCGCGAACCTGAAGGTCGCGTACTGCGGCATCGGCGGCGGTGACGCCTCCGAGCAGAAGCGCTGGGACAGCGAGCTGTCGCTGTACCGCTCTGCACGGGCTCAGGGCGTTCAGCCCGACGGGACCAAGGGCCACCAGGTGGAAGCAGCCCTGAGGGCCTCTGAGGCCGCTGGAGCGGCCTACGGGCGGGACTTCTCCGCTGCTGGACCGATGCCCGCCGGGGTGGAGGCGGTCTGACATGACGACCTACGGCCAGCTCGTGCAGCAGGTGCGCCAGCAGCTGCTGGGCTACGCCCTGAATCAGGAGTCCATGGCCGAGCTGGCGTCGTCCATGACCTCCACGGCCACGACCTTCCAGGCCGACGGCGAGACCATCGACAACCTCAGCCGGGGGCTGGTGGAGATCGATGACGAGCTGATCCTGGTGAAGAAGACCGACTCGTCCTCGGGGACGGTCACGGTCATGGGCGGCCTCAGTGGCCGCGGCTACGGCGGCACCACGGCTGCCTCTCACAGCACCGCCGCCCTGATCACCTCCAACCCGGCCTTCCCGAGGGCCCGGATCAAGGAGGCGATCAGCCAGACCATCCGCAACCTCTACCCGGAGCTGGTCGTCTTCGGCTCCACCGAGATCACCAAGCTCGCCCCGGTCTACGAGTACGAGCTTCCCTCGGACTGCTCGGACGTCTGGTACATCACGGGCCAGACGATCGGCCCGTCCAAGGTCGCCCAGCCGCTCCAGAACTGGCGCTACAACCCCAAGGCCAGGACGAGCAACTTCGCCTCGGGCAAGTCCATCCAGGTCCTGGACTACGTCACGGCCGGCCAGGCCATCAAGGTCGTCTACGCCAAGGAGCCGTTGGCGCTGTCCGCCGACAGCGACGACTTCACGACCACGGGCTACCCGGAGCGGTACGTGGACCTGGTGACCTACGGCGCATGCATGCGCCTGCTCCCGGCGCTGGAGTCCGCACGGCTCCAGCAGCAGGCCGTGGAGGCCACGGAGCGCGCAGCGCTGGTCCCGCCGGCTTCGGCGGCCAAGGCCATGGCCATGTACGCGCAGCTCTACCAGACGCGCCTCGCCGAGGAGCGCGAGCAGCTCTTCTCCGACGTGCCCAACTACGCGATGTTCCAGGGGAGCTGAGCCGTGGCGAACGCCTACACCTACTCGAACGTCGCTCAGGCGACGACCCTGTCCGGGTCCATCTCGGCAGGAGCGACGACCGCGACGGTCGCCGGGACCGTCGGCTTCCCGGGGACCTTCCCCTACGTTCTGGCCTTCGACTACGGGGCCTCCACAGAGGAGCTGGTCCTGGTCACCGCCGCGGCGGGGACCAACCTGACCGTCACGCGCGGCTTCGGCGGCACGTCGGCCCAGAGCCACTCCCTGGGGGCCGTTGTACGGCACGTCATCAACGCGGTGGACCTCAGCGACTTCCGCACCCACGAGGCCGCCACAGCGGCCGTACACGGCGTTGCGGGCACGCTCGTGGGAACGAGCGACACCCAGACCCTGGCGAACAAGACCCTGACGAGCCCGACGATCAACAGCGGCGCCCTGTCGGGCACCTTCACAGGCGCCCACACCCTGTCGGGGGCCGTGACCCTGTCCGGCGGAGGCACGCTCACGGGCACCTTCACCGGCTCTCCGACCCTCTCGGGGACGGTCAACCACACGGGCGCCATCCAGTCGACGCAGTCCGCCTCCGGCAACGTCGTCCTGGCGGGCATCGTCACCGCGGACTCCTTCGACCGCTTCCGGGTCTACGGCTCGGGCCTGC